AGGAGGGAAATGTAATATTGTTCGTTTTTTTACGATGAAGTGATTTGTCTATCTTAAGGAACTATATGTTAAATTTCTCACAAAGAACACGGAGGGGGAGAAGGACACGAAGGGGAAGAGGGATTTTTGTACGAGGGCTATTATTAATTATACCCAGTATTGGATCAAATATTATAATAAAAAATGAGTTTTAATTTAATACCACAGCGTTTCCACCCCGCCCAACTTATCAGCCCACGCTTCCCACGGCAGCTTGTAGTAATTCTTGCGGAACCACTCAAATTTCCGTGCGAGCAGGTTTCCAGACGCTGACGGCACTCCTATTTTGTTTTTTCTTACTGCCTGACGTAACTCTTATGAAAATGCAAATCCGAAATATGCGCATTGTGGATATTGTCTCTGGCCACAAGCCCGTATGTCCCAAAAGGATCAAAGATGGGTCCCCACCACACGTCAATCCACATCCGTCCGTTGCGCGTAACTGGCTCGAACCTGACCTCTATCGTGTCGGCAATAACACTAAATAACTTCCTTTCCTGACCGGGGATCAATATTGCGAAATAATTTTCCGTTATATTCATACTAATCTGGTTTCCGGCACCCGTCACGCCGCTCCAAGAGCGCGTTAAGTTGGCTACGTTATAAGTATACTCCGATTGCGTAATAGTCCAAATAACCGTGCCGGAAGGCCAGTTGACATACGACACCGAATTAACCGTAAAGACAAAAGCCGTATCGGTAAACCTGTCCACATACACGCCCGCCGCCACGGGGGACGTATTCGCAATCGGATCCGCAAATACGTTAACTGTTAAAAGTAGGAACAGCAAACCTAACACGATTTTTCTTTTCATCTCTCTCCTCCCAAAAAATAATTTCTTCATCTCTCTCCTCCCTCCTTAAATTAATTTATCATCACCACGTTGACGGCAAACTGCACGCCAGCCGGACTGACCGATGAGTTCGTTATATCTATCGTGGCGACCGCGGCGGTGTTATTGATCATCAGCCTTAACGTAGTGCTGTTTACCGTGACCAGGGCGATATGATTTACAAAAACACCCTCCCACATTCCGCTCGCGCTTACGGTCACAACCCTCTGCGACTGGTTGTTTAAAGTCGGGTAAATTTGGGGCATCGCCTGATAGAAATCACCTATTGGGACGCTGGCGAAAGTCGCGGTATTACTTATCTCATTCGCAAAAATCGGCGTTGTTGGGCTTAATGTAAACGATAGGTAATTGTTGTTTGCGTCTGAAATTTTAAACGTCACCTGATACATGTTGGCTTTATTTGTGAGCGGGTTTATTAAAACCCAATTCGTGCCGTTAAACATAAAAAAATGTACGCCGTTTCCCATAACCCCGACTGCGGCAGCGGTATTTGACCTATAATCAATTATCGCGGCTGCCCCCGTTGAGTTTACGTCCAATGTCGGATTTGCCGCGCTGTTCGTATAGTCAAATTTAATGCCGACGACCGCCCCGGCACTGCGTACGAATCCGGCCAACGCGCCTACTTTAGCAGCCGTAGCCGCGACGGTGGAGCAGGTTCCGTAGGCCAACCCCGCGTCCAAGTAGGGGTTCAAAAGAATCCAATTTGTACCATCGAACAAGAAGAAGTGAATTCTGCCACTTCTTAAAACCCCCGGCGTTGATACCGCCACGCCTGTCCTATAATCAAAAATCGGAGCCGCTCCGGTTGCATTAACATTTAACGTCGGATTTGCATTAGTATTGGTATTACTGAATTTAATCCCCACAACCGACCCCGTATGGCGGACAAAACCAGCTAGTGTGCCGACCTTAGCTGCCGTAGAGGCTGCGGTAGAACAAGTCCCATAACCCAACCCAACATCTGATGCCACTAAATCCGCAGTATCCGTTACCTGCCCCTGTTCGTTATGCGCGAATTTTTTGGCGGCTGGTGTCGATATGGGTGTTCTGGGGGGTATTTTGTCCACCTTGTTTACAAGCGCGGCGTGTACCGCGCCGGAGCTGATCGGGTTGTTGCTGTTCTGCGTCGGCGCGATTTCGATGGGCTTGGACGTTCCAAATGTCCCGGGTGTCGCGCCGCCAACTAACATTTTTCCCGCGTCCTGCGCGGTCGTCTGCGCCTGATAATCGGATGCGTTAATAATAACGTGGTTTCCCCACGTTATGTTCCCGAGCGTGTCTATGGACGTTACGTACCATTCTACTTTTTGATTATTCAGGGTTTCATCGTTATTTACGTTCGCCCAGTCGTTTAATTTGGGCGTCATCCAGCCCATCGCTACCGCCTGATGGACCGTTAACGGCAGGCTTGCGTGGTTAGAAACGGCTCCTATTAACGTCGGTTCGGTAGATGATATTGGAGCTATTGACAACGTTTCAACCGTTATTGTCGCGCTGTCTTGTCCCCTGCATGCGCCGATTGTCCCGTTCGCATCGCCAATTAACGTCTTGTTTGCAAAAAAAACGGTTGACAGATCAAACAGGTTTTTGGCCACGGGCGTGGTTCCGCCAATCACCCTCGTCAGCAACGCGCCGGATAAGGTTAGGGCTTGCACGCCGTAAAGTATGTTGCTTAAGTCGGCGGCTTTTTGGTCGGCGTAATTTCTGGCGGCGTTTAACGCGTCGGTATCACCCTGCGTCCTTGCCCGTATCTCGCTTGCGATATCCGTTCTTATGTCCGCATGGGAGCCGTTATCCGTGTTATGCGCAACTAGAGCATTGACCACCGACCTGATTTTTCCCCATATAGATTGCAAAACGGCTCCAAGATAGCCGGATACACCGGGGGTACTTGTGTCCGTGTCGTTATTTGCCGCTCCCGTTAGTTGCACATGATGCGCCGCCGCGTTTGTATCGTGCGCGGTTATGGCGGCGTTCCTGTCCGTAATTTCCTGGCTTATCGCATCCGTTATTTGCCGTTCACGCGTCCGCGCCTCGTTTTCCACCGCCTCCTGACGCGCCGCAATTTCCTCTTCTATCCCCTCATGCGCCGACTCCACCCCGTCCTCAAGATGGTTCATTAACGCGGGGGAAAACGGCGTTCCCGGCTCGGCTACCGATGTCGGAGCGTTTTCCAAAACGACGTACCCGCTCGTTTCCCGCGATTTTTTAAACCTGTTCAGGTCGGTGCCCTTGCGGGCCTTCCATGCCGTTTTTTCGTATTTCCTGCGCATGGGGATATTATATTACGCGCCGAGGACGGCCAGCCTAACAGGGATAAAAGCGCAAATCTTGACCGGTAACGGCGTCGGGGGTATAATAAAAAAACCGTGACAGGGGGTTAAAATGAAAAAGTTTATTTTCGCGCTGGTGACGGCGATTCTGGTTTTTTCGTGCGACAATGGGGACGTGGAAACAAATCCTTTTATTGGCACATGGGAGAACCAAAATGGGCAACGCCTTGTTTTTACAAATAACTACGTGACAAGCTTTTACCCCAACGGTGAAGTATTTTGGAAAGGAACGTACACTTACGATGATACCCAGATGACAATAACATTTGACTATAAAGTGCCGGACATGGAGGGTTGGGGCAACGGGTTTACCCAACGGTATGTTATTGACGGTAATTCCCTGTCTCTTTACAATCCCGCCCTTACAGTATATACGAAAATTACTTAATAGATTAATTTTTTATCATTACAAAAGACCTAGTTGGATCATTTCCGTCAATCATTTTGTGTACTTCGTACTGCGTATTGGTAGACGCTGGCAATCCGTGAAGCCTGACCGTCCTGTTGTTTGTTCCTACGGCAAATGTTAACGTATATGATTGGTTTCCACCTGGGGAGCTTGAGTTAATCCGTATGGTTTTATTGTTTACGGACGTTATTTCAATGTGCGGGCTGGTCATGTAACCGGAAAAAACAAAGGTTATTGATTTAATGATTTCTTGTATGTAGCCCCCGCCAGAAGAAAAATAATATGTTCCTGATGTCGGGTAAACTGTAAATTGAGCAATATTTGAAGGGTAGCCCAACGTGTTTCTAACATTGACCATAAACGTGTTTATCGCGGACGCATTATTGGGATTGGCGAGGTTGAATGGCGGGGTTTGGCTGGACGGCAACACCTTTAATACGCCGCTGTCTATGTCACCGCTAAAGCTGGAATTTCCGGATATTTGTATCGCGTCGGCGTCTATTCCCGTGAAATGGCCTTTAAATACGGTAATGTCTTCAAAAATCGCCTTAATCATTTTCGTAAAACCATCCGATCTGATATAAAAGAGCGGTTCCTGCGTTACGGGGTCGGTTGCCTCGCTTTGAATGATTCCGCCCCTTTTCAAGAGCATAAAAACAGTTTCAAATTCTTCAATGAAGGCCTTCAGGGCTATCAGCCGCTTTGCTATGAGGCCGCCGAACCATTCCGTATCATTGACCAATTCCGGCACGTCCAAGCCGTCTTTAAAACAGCGGGTGTAAAGATCCGCGTGATCGCCCATAGCGCGGTACTCCCATGCTACGCCGCCCCATTGGAATACGCTTCCCGCCAGCCTGCCGCCAGTCGCCGCGACCGCGAGCACGTAATCACCCTGCCGCGCGGAAACCTGCCCGGTGGTTGGACCTTTAATTATTGTCACGGCGGCGGCATTTGCTGACAGCGCGTTTACCGTCCCTAGATAACGCGGTGCCGAATTATTAATATTTTTGGTGATGGAAAGCACGGCGGTATACGTCGCGCCCTGGTATGCGGCACGGACGGTGATGTTGTTTTTGTCGCCAAGAACGGCGTTGGCGCCCACCGTTATAACGCCGTTTGAATTTATTGATATTCCGGACGGCGCTCCGACCAGGGAAAAATTAACGCCGGTTAAAAGTGAATTCCACTTGAATAACCTCGCCTGTGGGGCGGGCGTTATGGGCAGGAGCCCCGCGAGAAGATTGCCGTTTCCGTCCGTATCAAGCTCCACGTTCTGCGGGGAGAGCGACAGCCAAATTGGCGTAACGTCGTCATCGCCGCGTTCCGCCCTAATCCTCACCGGCAGGCCCCATTCCCCGCCTTCGACCGACTCCGCGACTTTGGCTGACTGCCAAACCGAGCGGTACGTTTGCACGTGATGCCAGCCGTTACCTTGCCCGTCGCCCGTAGGCCTGTCCGGTTCGGCTTCAGCGTCATTGTAGGTGGCGAAGGAGCGCCAGCGGTCGGGGTTCACGGCGCCGGAATCGACCGCGCCGGAAACCGGGGTGATCCTGTTCACGAAATCGGGCAGCACGAACCCCTCCCGATCCACGCCGAAAATCTCCGGGCTGTATTCCACGCAGGTGAGAACCGCCGTGAGGTTCTGCCCCGGCTGAATGTCCGTGATAATCAGATCAAGGGTCTCATACCCCCTTACGCCGAACGCGTAAACGTCACCGGCTTTTGGCGCGTTGGCCTCCTCAAGCGGCTCGGTAAACAAGACGGCGTTCCGAGGCTCATAGTACACATTGTCATCAACGTCAACCACTCGTAAATCGCCCACGAGCGGATCGTAGGGATCGCCGCCATCGCTTGGGTGGTATGCGATGGATTTTTCACGGCGTTCCCCCGAACTGAATATTACGTCCTTGAGGATTATGGTCCCGTCTGACAGCCGTATCCGCACCGCGTGCTGTTTTCCCTCGGTCATGACTATGGGCTCGTCGGTGTCCACGCCTACGCATACGCCGTCCGCCCAAATGACGCCCTTGATCCTGCCCTGGGTCGATCCCGCGAGGGCTACGTCCCCGGCGTACCGTATCCAGTCGCCCTTGTTGCACACAAGGTATTCGATGTCCGCCTCAATCACATGAACGAAGGGGCGGTTTTTAAGGCACGCGTAATCGTACATTCCGATGCGCCGCGCCTGTTTTGAATTCGTGACCCCCCATAGGTCGGCGGTTTGGACCGTATCCGGAGGCTCACCGGCAGACTGGTTACCATTGGGGGTGTTGTACACCTTCGATTCGTTTTGCGCGTAACCCGCGTCCTTATCGATGAACCGCAGGGAAATCGCATCGGGAATGTCCGCGCTGAACATGGTGACGCTGTAGGAAATCGTGTTTTTCGGGGTGAACAACTGCACGCAGGAAGTCCGCTCGATGTCCTGCACCACCGCGATCTTCGAATCGATCCGCAGTATGTCGGCGCGGGCGGTGCTTCCGATCATGCGCATGATCTCCGCTATGGTGACGGACTCCGACAAATAGGCGTTACACGAATATTTATAATCGCCGTCCTCGTCTTTTTGCTCGCACCATTCATAAAACTTCTCAAGCGACGGCCAGTCTATGTCGCCGTCGTCAACGGTCTGTTGCGCGGCCCTGCCCCGCAGGGCGTAAAGCAGCGCGGACGCGGGGTTGCGCGTTTCGGCGGAGTTGAGCCAGTATGACGCGCCGGAGCCGCCGCCGGAATAAACCGGGGCTTTGGCAGTGGCCACGTAATTGAAACCGTCGAGCATCCCGTTCACCCGGCTGGTCGCCAGCACCCGCAGGGCGATAACGGTCAAATCTTTCTGACGCTCGGCGCGGATAGGGCGCACGACGTTTCCGTCCTTGTCCCTGGATTTTATGGACCTTACAGATCCGACGTACACCTGATCGATGATTTTACCGTCAGTCGAATCTGCCGTTACGCGCTCTATTTTAACCGTATACTTGCCGATGAGAAGGCCGGATTTTGTTACCTTGCAACGCTTTGTTTTCAGTTCCGACCCCGAGACGGTATTGCTCCCGTTGTTAAAATATCCGAGGAGCGCGTATGCGGAATCCGCCGCGCCATAAGGTTTGTACGAAGCCCTCACCTCGACCGACGCGGATACTACGTTGCCGTTATTGCCATATTTGCCGAGACCGTTGTAAAAGAAAATGTCCACGTCAACCGCGTCGGTGTTGTCCGGGGTGTGGCGGATAAGTTCGCCAGGTATCTTATTGCCGTCCGCATCTTCAATGCGGTTTTGCAGGGGCGCGTTTACCGCGTCCTCGTGGACGCAGTGCGGATAGAGAACCGACGCTTCGCCGTTCTGAAGCACTTCCAGCCTGATGTTGGGATCCGCGCCGGAAAGAATCGCGTTTATGTCTTTTGTCTGGGACAGATCTTGCAATTCGGTATCGCCGAGCTTGAAGCTGTTTTTGTCGATCACGCAGTCCTTGTATCCGCCGCAAAATAACTGCGTGTAATACTGCCTGCCGTCGATGATCTGCGTGTGCGGGTTGGCGGCGAGGTCAGGGTATATACGGTGGCGCCCGAACAGCACGGGAATTCTGCCGCTTTGCCGCATCTGGTTTTTGCCGCCGCGGATTGAAGGATCCTGCTCCGGTTTTTCCCGGTCATTTAGCGACGGTATGTTTACGTTCATCAGCACCGTGCCGCCGAGGGCCATGGAAAGGCCTGCGCCGATGAGCGCGGAGCTTAAAAACCCCCCTACGCCCGGTATAAGAAAAGATAACGCGCCCAAAGCTACAAGCCCCCAACCGCCGACTTTCATTCCACCGCCTGCGTCATGCGTGCTGCCATACGGCACGAACTTGACCGTGAGCGTGTCGCCGTCGTTGGCCGCCATTGAAAAATCCTTGACGATTTCCCCGTTGCGGCACACCCGCGCCTGTGTTAGGGGAAACCCCGTGTTCAAATCCTTTATTATTTCCGCTATGGCCTTGGGGCTTGCGGTGACTTTTACGCGCGTCCGCCTGAACGGGTGGAGTTCCGCGACGACTTTAACCGACATGGTAATACCCCTCTATGCGCCCGCGCAGGGCCGGATGAGTTTCTCTCTGGCATATTGATCCCGTTTTTATTCCGGTGTGCAGTATGTAACCGCCCCCCGCGGTTACGCCGACATGGGCGGCCACGCCGTGTTCGGTAATGACCACGACCGCTTTCTCCTGCGGCGCCGTTATTTTTTGCCCGGCGAGCACAGGAAGATTTTCTTTAAACAATCTGGCCGTCTCCTTCACGTTCAGCGCGTCCTTGTAATCGTCAGATAACGCGGGCAATTCAACCCCGTACTCGTTACGCAAAACCAGACGCACGAGGCCGTAACAGTCGCAGCCTTCCATGGTTCTGCCATTTGAAACGAAGGGGATCCCAATGTATTTTTTTACCCATTCGTACATCAGAAAAACATCCCCTCAAAATCTTCGGGCGAGTAGGTGCCCCTTGGGAACTTTCGGTCCAAAAGATAAAAGTCGTACACTTCGCCCTCGATTGTCTCCTTGCTCGCGCGCACGTTGCGCATGCGGTACTTGAGCGGCCCGCGCTCGTACACGTCCGGCGCGTCAGCCATGATGACGCAGACCGTGGCGGACACGTCCTGCCCCACGGCCTGTTTTATCGCTTGGAAAATCACCGTATCCGTATTGTCTATGGCCAGACGGCACGGGCGCGGCGCGTTATCCGTCTGCTCCGGAAGAATTATGTCAAAACCCGCCGCGGAATATTCGTTCCCGCGTGACGTGACATTCTGGTTGTTATTTACGAAGCGCAGTACCGCGCCCCCCGAAGTTTCAATCGTCAAAAGATGAAGAAATACTTTTTCGGTTTCCGGCGCGAGTACCGCTTCCGTGGCTTCCGGGGATAAATGTTTCACAGGCGCTCCAGAGGCATGGCGACCTCCCAGAGCCCGTCAAGGGCGGTTGCGGAATATGCGCCGGTGAAGCGGAACTCCGCCGTTTCAAGCGTAACGGGATCCGTAAAGTTGAAACGCAGTACCCCGTCCGCGATGGTGGCGTGGTAAAAATGTTTAAAGATTATGAACTGCTCCGCGCTTAATACCTGTTTGCCTGAAAATGTTTTGGCGCTCGCGGTATAGCGCCTTCGGGCCTTTTTCGGCCCCGCGTCCATGGCGGTCCTGATGACGTTGTCCTGCGGCTGCATGGAAAGCCCCGCAAGCAGAAGGGTCGCGGGCAGTGAATCCGGCCAATATATGTCGGCCATTTACACCCCCTGCGCCCGCACGCCGAAACGCCCCATGGCGCGGTCGGCCTTCCCGGACGCGATATGCCTGTTGATAGCGTCGCCGATGGTGACGTCGATCCGCATGCCGCCGTCGGTGGTTTCGGTTTCTTCCCTGCGCACCTCGGCGCCGGAATTGTTGATAATGTTTACCGTCACGTTCGCGCCGCCCCCGGCCGTTTTAACGCCGAGGTCTCCGTCCGGCATCCGCGCCAGCGGCATCACGGCTTCCGGCCCCGCTTCGCCCATAAGCCCAAGGCCGCCGCCGTGCGCGAAATATGTGGGCGAGCTGACGATTTGGTTCGTGAACATGCCACCCGCGGCGAACATACGCGCCTGGCCGCGTTCGTCAAAGACCCCGCCCTGGGCGTGTTTGCTTGCCCCGTCCACGTAGCCGGAAATGATGGCGCTCGATCCTGCGGCGGCGATGAAGCCGAGGCCCAACGGCCACTGCCCGTTCGCGATCAGTTGCAGTCCGGCCTGCAGGAACATCATCGGGAGCTGTTTTAAAATCTGTTGGGCCATGGCGGCCAACGCCCTGCCCATTGAATCCATTGCGTCCTCCCCTTCGCCGAGGGCGCGTCCGAATTCTTCAAAACCCGAAAGCGCCGCGGAGGCGGAAAGCTCAAGGAGTTGCGCGGTCAGATCGCTCAATATGACCGAAGCCTGATCCGCGAATATCCCGAGATCCATAATTCCGCGCAGGAGCCCGTCGGAAAGCTCCTCCTGCCAATTTTTGACCGCCTCCCGAGCCTCCTCAAGTTCTGTTTTTTCAATTTTAATTTTAAACTGCTGTTCCGTTTCTTCGCGCATCGCGGCGAAACGCTTCCGTATGGCCTCTATTTCCTCCTCGGAATTCGCCGCCGCGATAACGCGCTGTTTTTCAAGGGTGTTGATGGCCTCCAGCGCCTCTTGCAGTTCGTGTTTTATATCGTCAATTTTAGTCTTGGAAAGCTCCCTCCGCATCCGGTCTTCCTCACCCGCGATCCGTTTGATTGCGTCGCCCCTTTGCGCGTCGTAGTAGGCGTTTATCTGGTCGATGGTCTCTTTGTTGCCGGTGCGTATGTAGTTGTTCCACGCGTCCTCGAGTTTTTTCTTCCGCTCGTATTCAATGACGGCGAAGGGGTCGCCTGACCGTTCCGCCTGAAATTTTTCATAGAACGCGGCCCAAGATTTTTTCCATTCGGCGGCCACGCGGTTAATGTCCTCGCCCTTGTTTTGGAGCCTTTGAAGCTCCTCGTTCAGGCCGCGGACGATCGCCTGTAATTTTGTGCGGTCGCTTTCACTTAGGTTGCTTCCTGACAGGTACCCGTTGGCGGTCGCGAGCTGCTCGTTGATCTGTTTGATTTTCGCTTCCTGGGTGCTGCCGAACATTTTTTCTATCCAGCCGATCCGGTTATTGTCAACGCCGGCGCCCGCCTCCCGTCTGAATTCGGAATAACCCCGCCGGAGCGCGTCCAATTCCGCCGTGGCAGCCTCCAGCAAATCCTTTTGCCTTCCGATAAGTGTTTCCAGCTTTTTTATGTCTTCAGTATTGTTAACAAAGTGATCTTGTCCGTATTCGCGGTAACGGTCATTCAACCGGTCTATCTCTTCCTGATTTTCCCGTATGGCGTTATTTAGCCCGGTTACGGTTTGTTCCGCAGCTCTCATCTTTCTGGCGATATCTTCATGGCCCATGCCGCTAAATGAGTTTGCGTATTCCCTGACTGCCGCCGCCGCGTCGAGCAAGGCGTTTGATTTTTTCCTTAACGCCAGGTTAAAATCCTCGGATTCTTTCGCGGCGGCCTGGGCTTTTGACGAATAGACCGCGTACCCCGCCGCCATCGCCGCCACGGCGACGGTTGAGGCCAGAACCACGGGGTTTAAAGCCCCGATGGCGAAATTCAATTTCATCTGGGCGGCGAAGGCGATTGTCGCCTTGACGGCCATCGCCCCCAAATATCCCGTAATCGCGACTAACGCGCCCGTCAACAGGCCCTTTAATATCGGGCTTTTATTTATGGCGTTCGTAAGATCGGTCAGCGTTCCGGTGACGCCCGTGGCCGCCGGCAGCAGCATCTCGCCGAAGGAGGCAGCCAACGAGCTGACCGCCTCCTTCAGTCCTTCCTGCATAGCGGCGAGGCTTTGCGAGGCGAGCTCCATTCCGCCGAAATACCGCCCCCCCGCGGCCGTGAGATCGTCCAGCGCGGCGGAAAAATCCTTAAAGCTGATTTTCCCCTCGCCGGACATTTTCACGACCTCGTCCGTGGTTACGCCGAAGTTTTTCGCGAGCGCGTCCAGTATCGGCACGCCCTGGTGCAAATAGGTGTTGAGGACCTGCATGTCGGCCTTGCCTTTGGCCGCCGCCTGGCTGAACGCGTTAACGTAGCTCGTCATTTTTTGGGAGTTGCCCTGCGACAGGTCGCCGAATTTGGTTAGTTGGGCCTGCAAATCCTGCAGGGGGACTTTCGCCGAAATAAGCACGTTGGTCGCCTGCGTGAGGGTGCCCATGTCGAACGGCGTCACGTCGTTGAACTTTTTTATCTCGTTGAAAAGCCCGGCGCCGGCTTCCATGTCGCCCAACAAAACGCCGAACTGGTTTTTCATGGTTTGGAAATTGTCGGCGGCGGAAAGCGCGAAAACCCCGAGGTCTTTTATCATGTCCAGCGCTTTGGCCAGCGCGGCCACCTCCGCGAGGCTGCCGAGCGCCTTCCCGAGATCGTTAACCCCCAGCGCCGAATTTTTCGCGGAGCCGCCGACGTTATCCATGCTGTCGCCCAGTTTGTCGGTTTCCCCCGCCGCGTGGCCGATGCTCCCTTCGAGTTTTTTGAAATTTTCTATGGCTTGCGCGACTTCCGCTTCAACCAGAACCCGCAGTTCGTCCCTTACCTGCATTTTTTTCCCGATCTTTTTCTTTTAATAAATCAAACTCGGTATCAAAAAGTTCAACCAGTTCCACCAGGGCCGCCGGCTCTTCGGCCCACGCGCCCCCGTGCGGCCATCCGTAGCGTTTTATTTTCGCCCACAGGTTGTACGCCGCATAAAATTTTTGGGTGAGGTATTTTTTTACCTCACCCCGTTTTATGACCCTGTCGCGCAGGAGGATTTTTTCCCGCGCGAACTCGCGCCTTAACTCCCGCTCGTGCCATCCGCCCCAGACGAGTTGGAAGCCGGTTCTAAGATTTTTTTTTGCGCCTCGGTCAGATGGTCCGCGCACACTTCGGTGCAGATAACGTCAACCAAAACGTTCATGCCGAGAAAACTCGCTTCGGCGAGCTCCTCCCCCCTGCGGATTGTTTTTTCCCCGCCGTTTTCGTCAACGACGGTTAAGTTGCGGATTTCGCCGGCGTTGCGCCGCAGAATGCGGGAGGTGTTAAAACGGAACCTCGCGGCGTTTTCCACTTTGGTTCCCCGCCCCATCCCCTCCACCCAGGAAATCTCGCCGCGCTCCTCCGCCGTGGGACGGATTATCTCCACGGAAAGCCGCTCGCCCTCCGGCAGGCTAAGGTTGCCGTTAACGTCGGGATAAAAAGTGTATGTTTTGTTGGCCGTAAATTTCATCGCCCCGCCCCCTAATCGTCGTCATCAAGCGGATCGCCTGAAGGCTCTTCAGCGTCCTCCGGCTCGGCGGCGATTTCGTCTTCCGGAACCGTGCGGTAGTACATTCCGGGACCGCTCTGGCCGTCCACTTTATAGTTAAAGTTGAACGGGCACGAGCCGTCGATTGGCTTGTCCATCTGGAACGATTCCACGATGACCGGGAAATATTCCCACGCCTCCACTTCGCCCGCGGTGACGGTTTCCCTGCGCGACAGCATGAAGTGGTGCACGTCCGTTTTGGAAGGCAGCCTTGTGACGTAGCCGCCGCCGTCAACCACGACGGCGTTGAACTCGTTGACGAGCTCGCGCTGCTCTTCGCTGTCCACGTCAACCAGCCCGTTGATTGAGCCGCTGCGCTCCTTGAACGCGGACGGCACGTATGAACGCGCCCCCCTCTCCACGTCGATCTGCGTGGTCACGTCAATCGCCTGGCCCTGCGCCCCCGCCGACACGTCCGTGGTGAACGACAGCTTCTTGAGCGTCATGGGGATGAGCGCGTCCCCCTGGGCAAGCGGTTGGCCCCGTAAGGCGTAATAAAAATCGCCCGCCTTGAGCGCCTCGCCCCGTTCAATATCCGGGTCTTTGCCCGGTATCCCGCCGCCGTCAGCGGCGCGGCTCTTTATTTTGTACCAGCCGCTTTTGGGCACTGTTATATCCCGACCGCCCGTTACGGCGGTTTCAAATTTCACCCCGTACAGAAACCCTTCTTTTCCCGATGGTCTCATGATTCCTCCCTTGGGCCGTCATTCTGACTTGGCCCGATTATATGAGCCGGATACGCGACCGAAACTTCCCACAGTTCGGCGTATTTTACCGGCATTGATGATCTCTCCTCTTCAGGATACTCGAAGCGCCCGGGCGTAAGCCGTTTCCAGCACGCTTCGAGGTAATGGACTTTGTCCGCCTTTACGGCGAGCCGCATCGGCGCGTCATTGAGTGACGTGATTTTGCGTAACGCGAGGATCGTGTCCGTGACCCAGCGGACATGGGTGCCGTAACTTGCAAACTCCGCGTTGAAAATAATTTTTTCCCATCCCGATTTTCCGGCGTCCGGATTCCTGCCGTCTATGCCGGCGGGCTCGATTCCCGCCAGATGCAGTTCAACCCGCGGACGGTTAGCCGACGCGGTTTGCGGCGCGACGACCGCTTCCAGCCCAAGTTTGCGTATGCCGCCCAGCAGGGCGTCAATAATTTTTTCCATGATGTTTATTTTCCCCCGAGCGCGTTCATCACGCCGTCCCGCGCCAGCTTCATAAGATACGCCTCGTCTTTTTCGTCAATAAACAAGAACGGACGCGCAGGAATTTTGACCGACTTCGATATGATGAACAGCGCGAATTCCTTGCCGCCCTTTCCGGTTTTTCCGCTCTTGAGCGCCCTGCCTTTTTTGTAGGCGAAGAAAACCCGCCCCGCCCTGAAAAAACCGTAATCCCCTTCCATCGCCTTGATAAGTTTGCCCGGCGTGGACGCCCCGTAAGAGCGCATCAACGTTCTTGTTTCGGCGCTTGCCGGAATGAAAAGCGCGTTCGCGTTCTTGGGCGTTATCGTACCGCCTTCCTGCTGGATTCTCGCATACGCCAGGTTGGTGGAAGCGTCCGCCCACAAATCGCCTGAATGCGGAGCGATGCTTTTTGTCAGCTCTCCTCGGTCGCGTAACGTCTGGCCTCCCTGCTTGACCTCCTGAGTCAGCGGCGCGTTGGCAGGGGCGATCCCCGCGTTGATTTTCCTGTTCGCGCTGCTTTGCAGGTACATCGCCGCGTTGCGCATAACGGGCGCCAGCCCCGCGCCGAGACGCTTCGCGTAATCGGGCGGGCGGTGAACAACCTTAACCCCCATACGAAGGCGGCTCCGTCGCTATGACTGCGCCACCGGCAGGGCCGGGACCGTCGCTGTGTTTGGTGGCTATGTTGCCAAAATACGTTTCAATCAGATCGGCCGCGTCCTCTTCCTTGGCTTTGGCGCGGCTCTCGATGCCCAGGTATGAAAACAGTTCGTATACGGCGCGTTTTAAAACGATTTCTTTAATCACGTCGTTGTTTTCGTCATATTCATTGTTAGTTGATTTCACCTTGCCGTACGTCCAGATCACCGCCTTGCGGATGGCGCGTTCCGCCACTTCCTCGTCGTCGAATGACGCGGTGGCGTAATCCTGCGCGGTCAGTTCTTTTTTTAGGTCAGCTGTCGTTATAATCGTTTCCGGCATTTTCAACTCCGTAAAAAAAATAACCGCCGGGCGGCTGACCCGGCGGCGTAAAACTAAGCCGAGAATCTCGCGATCGCGATTCCCTTGCGGTTGATCAGCGGGAAGGGCTTGCTCTTGACGAACAAATCTTCGCCGCGCTGGTCCGTGCGCACTTTGGTGAAGGCGTAGAACGGGACCGCCTGGTTCATCACCACGTCATCCAGCTTCAGGTACGGCATCTTCTGCCCCGCGTTTTTTGCGCGCGCCATAAGCTCCAGCGGCTCGACCATAGACTTCTTGGCCTGTACGCCGTGTTCGTCGATGTCGAACCACGTGTCGTTGTCCAAAAGGATTTCGAACCCCGCGACGCTGATTTTGCCCGGACCCGGAACCACGATGTACTGGTGCTGGACCGCCGCCGCGTTGTTAATCGCGGTGAACACGTCCGTGGCGGCGACGAACTCAATCGGGCCGCCGATCCCGTTGTCTCTTATCGCGGTGGTCAGCCTGTTCAGAACCTCGATGGCCTTGGCAATGGTCAGGCCGGAAAGCGCTTCGGAAAGGTTTATTCCCTGAATGTCTCCGTACTCAACCTCGTAGCGGCTCATTTTGGTTCCGGCCTGCATCATGTAGTCGATGGTCCCGCGGTGCGCCTGCGCGCATAACGCGCGGGTCGTCGCCCTGACAACGCGCAGGTGCCCGGCGATCCTCTCGTCGATCATCTGCTGTTTGCCCTGGTCGTTGGCGCGTTCGTAATCGTCAACCTCGACCGCCGAGAAGACGTCGTCTATCTCGATGGGCATGGGTTCGATTACTTTTATGGACGATCCGGTTTCCGGCCGCACGCCAAGGCCCCCGCGCTTGATCACGGGCACGTTGCCGTATTCCTGCTCAAGCTCCTGCACCGTGATGTGCGTGGAATTCTTGAGCGGCCTGTTCGTGAAATAATTCATCGCGTTTGATTCTTCGGGGGCGTTGGCGGCGATGATGCGCTCAACGTCCTGCGGTTTGATAAGCATCGGCATGGTTTACCTCTTGTCGATTTTCGCCCAGGGCTGAACCGGCCAGATTCCCGCCTTGCGAAGCTTCGCCGCCATCGCGGCGGTTGGGGCGGCGGGGTTGGCCCCGCTGGAATCCAGCAGCCGTCCCTGCACCGCCATGCCGTGCCACATCACGAGCACCTCGGCGTTTTCGCCGTCCGAATCTTCGGTTAACACCGCGATCGGATCGTCGCTCGCGCCCGCCGCGAGCAGTTTGTCCGAAATGTCCGCTTTCAAAATTGTCCCGGCCTTGTACTTCCTGGTCTTGTCAGCCAGGAGGCCGGTGTCGATGATCGCCGGATGACCGGGGTGCACGACCCCGGAGTTATTTTTCGCCGGCTTGTTCTTGTAATTTACCATCAGGTAACCTCCTACATTTTTTTCGCGGCGGCGGTCCAATCGACCGGCTTCCCGCCGTCGGCGTTGTCGCCGTAATTTGTTCCCGACGCGCCCGGCTTCACCGGCTGCGGCCAACCGCGGAGGATGTCCGCCAGGAGCCACAGCGCGTCCCGTTTTTCGGTTTTCCCGTTGTCGGAAAAATCGAAGGTTCCCAAAACCTCGACCTGCGCGGCCAGCGCGTTCGCCTTCGCCGCTACTCCCGCCGGAAGTTTGTCCGCCGCGTCGCGCGCGAAACCTTCAAGCCGCTCGCGTTTCCGCTGGGCTTTAATTTCACCTAACTGCTTCTGCATGTCGGCGAAATTGGCGTCGCCCGCCGCGTTGCCGGGCGCGGCGTCCGCGGGCGGCGTGCCCTCCTGCGGGGCTTCCGGTTTTGTTTCGGCGGGCGCCGTCTTGGCGCCCTGTTCCTGCAAGGCTTTGTTCCGCGCCTCAAGTTCCGCGATTTTCGCGTCCTTTTCGGCCAGGGCCTTTTTTTCCTCATCCGTCATCATAGAATCGTTGTCCTCCCTCTCCGGAATCGCACCGGAAAATTTAAATTTATCTTTTCCGGCGCCATCGCCGAAATCAATGCTCACCTGCGCGAGTTCCGCCAACCCCGGAATCTTCGGGGGTACCGCCCCCAGGATCGCGAGATGGTGCAGAACACGCTTGCCGTCAGATTCCCTGCGCGGCATCGAGATTGACCATCCGTCATAAGCCCCGTCCTCGTAAAGCTTGTCGGCCGCCTCGCCGAACATGACGGGTCCGACCAACGCGCCCCCGTCCTTGGAAGGCCAGCAGTCCAGCACATCTCCGAATTTCGGGGCGCGGTCGGTCACGTCATGGCCGATAACCACGGGGCGCTTGCCCGCGATGGTTTCCGCCATCTCCGCGATGTCCCGTTTGGTGATCTCGCTGCCGTCCAAGCCCCATTTGCCCACGCGGGCGAGCTCCAGCATCCTGATTTTACGCGCCATTATTTACTCGCCCCCTGATAGATCGCTATCCCCGCCAGCGCGGCGCTCAAGATCGACAATGAGAGCGTTGAGAATTTCCATTTTTTTAATGACGCCCTGTATGCCGCCGCCTGCTCGTCCACAAGCGCCGACAGCTGATTTAATAAGGCCTCTTTCCTCTTCGTGGATCCTTCTTTCTCGTTCATTAACCGCTCTCTCTCCAGCATTAATAGCTCTCTCTCGTTCATGGTCTGATCTTTCTCTTGCGATTTCCGCTCTAAGCTCTCCAACTGTTGCCGCAAGTTTTCGATTTGTATGTTCAAGCTCAAGAGATCTGACAGGATTTCCTCCCCCAGCGAGGAAGCCGGCTGCGCCCCCAGATATGAAGACGACAATAACGAGAATAATAACAAAACAGAAATTGCCTTTTTCATCCACCGTTTACCTCCCGTTTATTTGATAATGCGGAGCGTCCCAACCTATTCCAAAACTGTTCAGCGGCTTCCACGTGCCGCCCCACTCGAGGCCCGATTCCTGGCCGAGCCGCCCGAACGTTAGCCACAATTCGGCGTTATCGGCGCTGATGAGCCATGGAATTTTGCCGCCAATAATCGGCACTATGTCGGCGGCGAGGCCGTCCTGGTGCATCGAGTGGCGCGTCTGCGTGATCACGCGCTTAGCCTCGTCGGCGCCGATAAGGTACAGCCCGGCGATTTTCCGAAGGCGGTTGATTTCTTCAAGCCCCTCACGCCCCTGCGCGTAATATGCGTCCTGCGTTTCCTGGGTGCGCAAAGTTTCAAGTATGCAGAAATTCAAGCCGTGTTTGTCAAGCGCGTCCAGGAAAGTTTCAAATAACGGACGCGCTTCCGGTTTTAACAATTGGATTTTATTGTTCATGCGTTCATTCTCCCACAACGGCGGCGCGTCCAGCCGTATCTGGGAACAGACCCGGCTGGTTCTTGCGCTCGTTATGCGCTTGTTCGATCCGTTTGCAGGCGGCGTTAAAATAATCTTCGTCGATCTCGCTCGCGGTTAGATTAAAGCCCATTTCGTTGCACGCTATGGCGATAGAACCGCCGCCTAAGTGGGTGTCTAGAATTTTATCGCCCTGTTTTGCATAATTTGATAATAGCCATTTATATAAAGCGACAGGTTTTTGGGTAGGATGTATACGTTCTTTCTCATATTGGGAAAAAACGTATACCTTTGAATTACCGGGTATGTTGGTCCATGCGTATTCGGCCGCCGCCATAGAGAAACCATCACCTGACATTTTGGGTTTATACCAGATAATAAAATTTTTGCTTATGGGTAATGTAAAATTATTCCCGCCCCATATTATCGCCTGTTTAGAAACGCGGAATAATTCATTGAAGTAGGACGTATCAGGCGCAATATCCCAACTGTCAATTTTATTCCCCAACCTATTCTTCCAGTTTCCGCCTTCTTTGTAATTGTGTAGTTTATGATTGCCCCCACCATAAGGCGGATCGACAATGGCGATGTCAAAATATTTGTCGGGATATTGCGCCATTAAGTCCATGCAGTCGCCGAGGTATAATGTGCAGGAGCCGATTGTTTCCGTCCGTTGTTTCATCCCATAATTTTTTCACGGCGGGCGCTTATAAAGCCGTTTCTGGGAGCGGGGGCGGCTTGGAAAAAACGGTCTGTAACGGGTTATTTCGGGCTAAAACGTAAAATGAGACGGGATCAGTTATAAGCGGGTTTATTCACCGTTGAATTTTTGTTGAATAAGGGGTGTAAAAAGAAGCCCAGGAGGGAGATTCGGGCTTAATTCGGCGGAGGGCCGGCAAGAAAGAAATCTATTTCCGTTTCGGACGGCATATCTTTTAAAAGAAACTCAAAATCAAGCGGTGTGTCGGTGGCGGCAAATTCATCGTATAGTTCCAGTCTGCTCTGGATAGATGAGTCGGTTGCTCCTTGTTTTTTAGCTTCCGCTATAAATTCTTGCCTTTCCATAATGTGTACCTGTTCATTATAATATCACTTATCTTTTTTGACAAGGGCCTTTTATCCGGATTGTTTTGATATTCTGTCCAGCCTTCGGCTATAAAATCCCCAATTTTTCTTGATCCGTATTCCGACAGTTCTGCAGTTATAGCCTCTTTTGTATAGCTGTTATAAAGAGCGATCATTTCCGGATCGCTGCTAAGTCCAAGCATTCTATCCAAAACGTGTCCTACCTCGTGATCATACGCTGCTTTAACAGTAGCGGTGCCAACCGGATGGAAACCGGAATCGACATCGTCGGCAAGCTGTTTTTTTAATATCTGCATATCCGCACCATATAAACTGTTTATGCTGATTCCGGAAAGCTGATGTAAACGCGAAGGGTTCGGCGAAAAATTTAACGCTATTAAATTATTGGGAATTTCCTTATCTTTCATATAATCAGCGGTCATTTTTTCCGCAATACGCATATTAATCTCTTCAGGCAACATCGGAAAACGCTTTTTTACTTCAGCAAGCTTATTAGTATAGTAAGTCGATCTTGCAAGCTCAAATTGCACTCTCGCCGATCCTGTAAACTTTAATTTATCTTTCAGTTCCGGATGTTCTTTCAACGTCCGCTCCAAATGCTTATTCCATTCGTTGGCTACAACTGGGTCAATTCCGGTATAATCCGCATAGGTTACGCCAAGTACGTTACGAGCATAATCCTCCGCCGCTTTTATCTCCGCTAACCTCTGAGGATTGTTATCAGGAAGCGGATCGCTACCAATAAGTGCATCCTTCGCTTCCAAAAATTCAGCTTCAAGCCCGTACTCTTTCGCGCGTTCCCGCATCGAGTCCGTCAAGTCCCACCATTTATCCGTCTTGTCCACGGGATAAGCGCCGAACCCTTTGTCCGGCTCATAGTCCGGCGTTCCTTTGGAATAAAATTTGTCCGGCCCCCCCGCGTCCTCAATTTCCGCTTCGTCATAAATGGCGCGGACGGTTGTTCGGCAGTTAAAATGGAAAGGCGGCCAAAGGCTTTCCCATACGGGATCGTCATAAGGCCGCCGGAACGGCGGAACGGTCAGCGCATGGCATGTCTCCGTCTGCCGCATGTCGTCAATGCCGATTAATTCAAGCGCGATAGGCGGCGTCTCCTCAAAAGCGATGGCGCGTCCAACGTTATACGCCGTTGAGGTGTTGGTGCGGTACACGGTCTCGTAATACCAGCCCACGCCGCGCCCCATGCCCACGGCGTCCGCGAGCTGCCCTTCCGTCATCTGCAAAAATTTTTGCAGTCCGCTTCCCTCTTCCAGCGCGTCCGAGAGCATTCCCCGCACCTTCTTCACAGCGTCGCCGTCCGCGAGGCGGCCCACGGTGAACGCGCGGTAGCGCATTTTGTCGTTGAGCGCGTAATATGTTTCTTTATCGACCGTTACGCGCTTTCTCATGTACGCCAGCGCCTCTTCAAACGGGAGTATCTCCACTGGCGCGTCGTCTGCGAAATCGTTCCGTTCGGGCTCCATTCCCAGAAGTAAAGCTTTGGTAAACACCTCGGCGGTCTCGGTCATTATTTTGTAGTCGGGCGGCAAGACGTAATTGGAATTTACCAGAGACGGATCCGCGGCGGCGGCCATGACGTAATCTTTTAACCGTTTTCCGAAACTTTTCGCTATCGCCGGGCGGTAGAGGTTCTCAAGCAGGTCGAGCCTTCGGGCGTTCCGGCGGGCGCGTTCTAGGCGCGGCTGTTTGTCCGCAAAAAAAAACTGTCCTTGTGGCTGTCGGCGAAGGAATCCGTCTGCGCTTTTACGAACTTGTCGGCGTCATTCTCCGGCTTGGGCAGGTGCACCTTATCGTATAACGCGCCAAGCGACACCGGGATGCCTCTATCAATCGCTTCCCGTATTGTCGGCCAATCCGCGTAATCTGTCGAGTCTACGTCAAACGCCGGCGGTACCGCGCCGGGAAAATTGACTTCAACAAAATAATTAAACAGCAGCTGATCCGACTGCATGATGAGGTACGCGTCATGGGTCGTCGTGAACTTGTACGTTTCCGCGTGGAGCTCGCCCTGGCTTTTCGTTCCGTACTCCGCCTGGCTCGTCATCAAAGATTGCGCGGTGATCCCGTACGAGATTTCCTCGTTGCATACTTTGACGATGGTTTCAAAATCCTTTATCGCGCCGTCAACCACTTTTATTTCTTTTATGTTGGCGAACGCGCCGGAAGAGCCGGAGCGCATGTCGCCTAACATCTTCGTCAGCCTGCCCGCCGTCCTCTCCGCCTCCTCGGCGTTTTTGGTTTCAAAGATGGCGAGGATTGAAGGGACCCCCAGCCGTTCAGCCGCCTGCATCCAGAAGCGGAACCCGAGCTGTTTGAACTTCCACGGCCAGTAGCAGCTCCGGAGCGCGGGGGTTCCCCACGGGTTGCCGTCGCCCTTGTCGTTGCGGTGTATTATAAATTTGTACGGATCGTCTAACCGCTTGTTAAGCGCGGACAGGTGCGGAACGCCGTAGCTGCCGCCCTGCGGAAAATTGACCGCCGTCCTGGGAATGGGGATGAAATCAACGGGAACGAACAGGGCGCCCTTTTTCTCCCACACGATTTCACACAGCGCGATGCCGAACGGTATGGCGTTGAGCAGGATCGTGTTCAATTTGTACAACAAGTTGAACGTAAGATGCTCGCGGCAGGCGCCGTCCACCATGGCGTTACCCGTGTCGGAAATAGATCCGTACATCTGTTGCACGCGGTCCTTGCGGTTTTCGACGAGGGATTCGATTTTCGGATCGTTCATCATCTTGGTAAACACTTCCTGGCTTTCACCCACGGACGCGAGCCACGAGTTAGTGTCGTCAAGATAGCCGATAACCGACCTCATTGATGAGGATACGTCCACGATCTTTTGCGTCAGTTCCTCTTTTTTTCCTGCCATTATTAATACCCTTGAAATATGCTATCACCGCGCGTTCCGGTGAAGACGGCTACGGGCGGGGCCGCCGCGCTTCCTTCCTCCCACGCGTACAGGCACATCGCCGCCGCGACCGCGCCGTCGCCGTGGCGTTTCGCCTTGCCCTCGCGGTCGGCGTTTTCCTCGTTTGGCACGGCCGGCTGACCGTTTTTCAGCGTGATAATCCCGAAGTCGGAAAGAATGTACCGGTCGTCGGGCAGGATGAATTCCCGGCTTTCCAAGTGGCTTTTGAGCCTCTGGAAAATTCCCGCGTACCAGGCGCGTGTTATCATCACCATCTCCGCGCCGCAGGGGAGCCGCGTCGCCGCCGCCTCAGCTAACGCCTGCCCGTTTCCCCGTCCGTCTATGGCCGCGTAACCCAAATTACACGTTTTATTTATTAATCGCAGAATTTGCCACTGCTGATCGTAAGGCACGTTATTAAGTTCGATAATTAATCGGCTGTCCAACTGCTGTTTTGTCCGCTCCTCGCCGATCCACAGCACCGACAGGTTCCCGCTCCGCGCGAAGTCCTGCCCGAGAAAACAGGGGTTCGTGATTTTCCGCAAAAGCGGCGCGGCCTCCGTTTCAAACCATTCGTTGATTTTCTTCTGCCGTTTTTCCGGGGCTTCCCACATGAAGCCGTCCTCGCAGTCGAGCCGCACGATCGGCAGTTTCGCGTAACCCACGGCGCACGAGGCGAGCATCCCGTACGGGAAATATTTCGAGCCGGAGCGCGACGGGATTACGTCGAGCTCCTCCTCGGCCTTCGACTTGTAAATGCCTCGTATTTCCCTGACGAATTCCGCTTCGCCTTTTTTGCTCCATTTGATCCCTTTGACAAGGCAAATCTGTTTGTATAACCCCTGCGACACCGCCTCGTTGAAAGTCGTCCGGTGCACGCTCCAATTTTTTTCTTTGCCGTCGCGGATTTCCTTCAGGAAGAAATAAAATTCGCTGTCGTCTCCGTTATGCGTCGATATGATGGAAAACGAGCCGCCCCAGATTAAAAGGGCTAGCGCCGCTTTTTTTATCTCCTCAAAGTCGTCGGTGAACGCCGCCTCGTCGAGTATGACGCGCCCCTGCTTGCTCCTTATCGCGTAAGGCACGCTCGGCAGCCCGACGATTTCCCTGCCGTTCAAAAACGTTATGCGGTATACCGTGAATTCCTTGCCGCCTTCTTTTACTATTTCCTCTTTTAATTCTCCGGCGGCTACGTTGACGATCCCCGCCCAGAATTTGCAGTCCGCGATGAACTGGCGCGTCATGTCCTTGTTGTAGGAAAGGTAATATGTGTTTTGCCCGTCTGATCCCTGCGTGAGCAGGGTGGAGTTGAGGGCCTCCGTCCAGGAAGCCCCGATCCTCCGGCTTTTTTCCCATAGCTTTAACGGGCTTTCGTCCTCTATCCACGCCTTCTGGTACGGCAGAAGGATTTCCGCGGCTTCCGGCGCGTTGGCTGATTTCATTTCTTGAGGCCGAACACCTCGGCCCTTATGACGGCCATTGCCTTGTCGGATATTCCCAGCTCCGCCGCCTTCTCGTCGAGCTTTTTCTCCGCCTCAAGCCACCCGGCTTTGCGGCCCCGCTCGAAGTTCAGCTCCACGTTGGACGCGAGCCCGATGGCGCGGGTCACGCGCGTCAGCATGATTATTTTTTTGTCGGGCTCCAGCTCGTTGAAGTTCTCAATTTCCGACACTTCTTCAAGAAGCTTCATCGCCGTTATCTGCAACGCCGCGTCCGCGATCTCCAGCCTCGGCGTCTTGTTGGTCGCCTCGGTCAGAACCTTCGCCCAGTCCTGCTTCTCCTTCAGCTCCTTGAGGTATTTGGAGTGGTTTTTAAGCGTCCGCTGAACCGCCCCCTTGCTGACCTTGTAGCCCTTGGCCGTGAGTTCGTCCGCTATGTCCTGCTGCCGCTTGCCCTGGTTGATGTACATCATGACGATCAGATCGACAAGCCCCTGCAGTTCGGTCTTACTTCTCCTGGGCACGGCTCCCCCTGTTAAGCGAGGCGACGGTCTCTTTGATGTAGTCCAGTTTCGTTTCAATTACCAGAAACCTCGTCACGTCAAGCTGGGTTTTATGTATGCCGTTTCTTAGTTCGGTAATGTCAACCTCATTTTTTTCCGTTTGCTTTCTGATGTTTTTTATTACCTCTTCCATCTGCCCCTGGCTGTGCCCGACTTTTATCCATATCGCCACAAAGCCGATAACCGTTATGGCGGCGCTGACGGCGCCCATGACTAATTCCATCGCGAACCCTCCCCTTATTGTTCGCCGCCGCCGTCAATGTGGACTTTGTCCTGCCAGACGTTGGCGCCCAAATACCCGATTATCGGCCCGACGGCGATCATCGCAAGGTTGTTGAAGGCCGCCAGATTCTTACACACGATGTACGTGATCAGCGCCATTGACCACAGCGCGATCCACACCTTGACCGACCCCAGTTTTTTCAGCACGTTTCTCATGTTTAGCCTCCGTTGTTTACAGTTTAACAAATGCGGATAACGTATAGCCGTATGTGGGTAGGGCAGAAGATTATAGACGATATGTGATATTAAATGTTAGTTAGGCTTGATATTTGTCTGGGTCGTTCTCGTACAAACACTCGCCGTTTTTATTAAACCCAAATAACCCAAATTTTTCTTTTTTGGGAACGTCATGCGTTTTGTCCGTTACAATAACTGCCGGGATATCGCCCCATTTCAAATCTTTTTTTATTATTTCTTCCTGCACCCAAAGCGCTATGAGCATATCGTCATCAAAGAAAGTCCTTTTCGTTTTTATGTGCTGGTCAAGGCGGAATAATCTGGTTAATTCATAATCGTTAAAATCAATGGAGCCATTCAGCGTTATGCAAAACATGTTTTCCGGTTCTTTATAACAGTCTTGAATATTTATTTTTCCAATAACGCCGTCGAAGCGGGGGAATTCCGTTTCCTTCCCTTTCAGTCTTGGAAATTGCAAATGCAGTTTCTCTCTTCCTAAGGCAATGGCGAAATTTTCCATCGCCGAGACAAAATCAAACGCGTTCAGAAACCCAAGTTTTAGGCAGTCGCCGACTTCGCCAAAAGAAAGGGAGCCTTTAAGGGCTTGCGACAGCCCTTCTTGCCTCATTAGCACGCGAATCTTTTTTAAAAATTCATTGTATCCCAGGCTGTCCAGCTTTTGCAGGTTTTCGGATTCCGCAAGATCAATCAGCAAATAGTACATATGCCCCTGCTGGTGCAGCCTGTCCGCGAACTGCTTCGCCCTCTCGCTCATTTCGGGGAAAGCCTTATAATTTTTTTGTTCGCTTTCGTCAATGCATCCGTCCCTGTGAAATACCATCTGGCCGGTTATGTCGTTGCCGCATGACGGGCAATAAATTTGCGGTTCACGGATCGGCTCCCTGCAATTTGCGCACTTTAAAGGCTGCCACTTGAGAACATCCGCCGCTATAAGTTCCTTTAACAAGATGAGAATTTCCGGTCCCGACAGGTTTAAGTCCGAAGCAAAATCGGCAAAGGTTATGTCGCCGGAAAAAGCGGAGCCAAACAGCAGTTTATGAAGCGCTTCGAGCTTTTGGCCTTGGACGGCCTGCGGGCTTCTGAGATAATTTGTTAAGTTCAGAAACGAAGGCATCGCGCACTCTCCTTGAATAGTCGGGGGTTCTGATTATCCACTCCCCGCTGTTGTTTTGGTATTCAAATGATACCGCCTCTATTTCCGGCTCGCCGTCTCCAGCCTCCGGCATGAACGCTTTGACGAAAACCCCGGTGCAATCAAGCGGGGTTTCCTTGAACAGCGGCCCGCCCTGAATTAACGTGCGCTCCCTGTCAAATTCTGTTTTCTCATCAAAAAACCCCTTAAAAGTTTTTTGTCTCTGGTAGTAATCCTTGGCTTCTTTGGTTACGTTGTCGGTGTCAAACTTAAGAAGATACGCCCTAACGTCTTCAGCGTTTTTAGTCGCCGTCGCTTTTATGTGATAAGATCCGCCCCTCATTACCACAAGGTAGTCCTTGGTGTTTTCCCTTTCAATTTTTGTTCTGAGATCCGGATCGCTTATTATTCCGGAAACGTCAATGGAGCCAAAATCAGGTTTGTTCTCCAATGACAAGGTCTCCGCAATAAAATATAACGCGCTATTTCTCGTTTTCTGCCTGTCGTCAGATTTTCCTTCCGTTTCATTCCATTCGGCCAAATCGGACAACAGCTCGGTTGTTTTGTTTTCCCAGTCAAATTCTATCGCAACTTGAAATTTATACGGGGCCGCGACGGAAACGAATACGTCCTGCAATGAATTAACGGCGTTATTAAACCGTTCTTTCACGCACGATTCAAGTCCGTTCCAAGTGTCTTTGGGGATATCACTTTCTTTTAGCCTTGCTTTTACAATCCGGGCGGCGCGTCTGCTTACCACGATTTTGGTCTTATTTTCCTTCCTGTCCTGAACTACCTCTTGAATTGTCCATTCCTGCGATCCTTCGGCCATTGAATATGATTTTTCAGAAAACTCTTGCAGTTTTTTCTTGTCCTTGTCTGAAATGGGAGGCAATTTTAAAAATCGGACGGCTTTAGGCGACAGCTCGTCAAAACGCGATACGAATTTTTCAAAAATTTTAAGGTTGCTGTCGTAAAGAAGAATCTTCTTTAATGCGGCGTTCGCGTCATCGCTTATAAAAAGCTCTTTCTTTTTCAGGGCTTTTTTAGAATCGGGATTGTCGTTCCAAAGCGCCGTTATATATTCTTCGCGTAACTGCCGCGGAAACGCGTTGTATCCGTGCAAATCCCATAAAGCGCAGAACAATGCTTTCTTTTCCTTTGAAGCAACGCCAACGGTTAACGCCTTACCCCCGGTGGCCGTTATTTCTTTTCCTTCATTTTTGCTGTTTTTAATTTGTTTTTTCGCCATCTATTCCACCTCCTTAACCGCCATCCTCACGCTCCCCCCCTCCTCCCCGGCACCATCACAACCATCGCCCGCACGCGCCCGACGATGGCGATTTCCTCCGCGCTGCCGGTGTAGCTCTCGTACAGCTTGTTGTCGCTCACGATCCTGTAGCCCTGCGGCGTGTGCTGCACCCGCTTCACGAAGGTCTCGTCAACCGTTTTGATGACGTAGATCCCGTCCCCGTCCCAGCCGCCGCCGTCGCAGACCACCATGTCGCCGTCGTTCAAGGTCGGTGTCATGCTGTCGCCCCTGACCGGAAGGCTCATCAGGTGGGGGTATTTCCCGAGCTCCTTCGGCGCGTGGATGTACCGCGTCGGAAGCTCGCCGTCCCCGACCCCCTCCCCGTATCCGGCTGACACCGGATTGTCACCCAAAACCGGAATGACGATCCCGTCTTCAAATTCCTTGTCGCTTTCAAAGACAAGGGGAATGCCCCGGGGCTTCTTTTTTATTGTAATACCGTCTGGAGCATCGGGCAAGTTTAAAGCCGAATTTTCGGCTTTTTCATGTAAAATTTTCCCCTCATTAAGCCGATTTTTCGGCTTTAGCATTGAACCAGTTCCCGATAAAAACCAGTCAATGCTTATTCCGATTTCGCTAAGGGTTTTTATAAACTCTTTAGAAGGTTCGCGATTTCCGCTTTCAAATTCAGAGAGCGAACTCCTTTGTAATTTTGTCAAAGTAGCAAATTCAGACTTATTCATTTTGAAATAAGCCCTGATTTCTTTTATTCGCTCTGAATACCCTGAATTTTCCACAAAAACCCCTATTTTGCAAAATATAAAATATTTTACATTTTGCAAAATTTACTATTGACATAATTCGCAAAATGATACGATAATAAAATATCGGAAAGCCGATATATCGGCTTTAGAAAAAAAAGAGAACGGCGCGCATTCCGCCAAGAAGATCGCCGCTCTCCCACTTCACCCCACGAGGAGGCTATTTTGAATTTAACACACCAAACGGCTTCGGGCAAGCCTGATATGCCCATTCGTTACAGACCGTCACGGCAAGAAGGTCAATATATCCAGTATAGGCTACGCCTAACAGGAGAAAGACTTGTAGCGATCTCTAGACGATTAAATCTTCATCAATCAAACATTGACAACGTAATCTACGGCAAACGTCGCTCAAAACGCATTGAAGCGGAGATCGCCCGCATACTCGGCAAGGCCGACTGGAACGAGGTCGTTCTGGAGGCGCGGAGCGAAATCCAGAAAAAGCCCGTCAAGGCGATTCTCGAAGAAATGCGCCGGACTCGCGAGGGGCGGTTGAGGGCCGCCAAGGAAAGCCTGGGCGAGCATATCGCGCAGGGGAAAGCCCGTATCGCGGCGCAAGGGAGGGGAGCATGAAACCGGAAAATGAATGTCCACATTCAGAGGACGCGAAAACGCAAGGCGGAAAATGCCCGTTCGCGGCTCATTGTAATAACGACTGCAAATATAGGAGGAGGGGAGAATGACGGATCGGACAAGTAAAATTTTTGAATTAAAACGGGAGAGAGAAAGGGTTGAAAGAATCATTAAAGGCCGGGAAAGGGAGGTTAAAGACCATCAAAGCGAGATTGACTTTTTTAAAAAATACATAAAAAAACTGGGCGCGAAAGTGGAAAAAATAAACCAAGAAATAACCTTATGGGAAAACGGGGAGGCGTGAACCATGACCAACAAAGAAAAAATCAAAAACATAAAAGACAAACTCGAAACGATTAAAGGGCAGAGGGAGCGGAATAAAAAAACGGCACTGGAAGCGGTTGACATCAACATCCTGTTAGGCGATCTGGAGGACAGGCTGAAAAAAGAACTTGCAATTTTACAAAGGAGGGGAGCGTGAAAAAGAATACAAAAAAAAGCCCGAAGAAAAAAACCATACACAGCGGAAATTTACCGTGCGCGAAAAAATACGGGGAACTGTCCGACGCGGGTCTTTTCGAGTTGTCCATCTTATCCCTTATGTCCAACGATATTTTCGTTGAATTAAAAAGGCGGATTGAACTGGTAAAGGCGATGCTGGAAGCCAATGAACCCGAACAGGCGTTAGACGTCGTAAACGGTCTCTTAAAAAATCCGCAGGAAACAAGGAGGACGGTATGAAGTATCCAAATAAAGAAGTACAGGACGTATTTCGCAGAAACGAAAATTTTGACGGGCCCCTTGAATTGCTTGAGCAAAGTTTTAAAGCCGCGGGGTTGGATATCGAATTCGTATGCGATGTCGGCGCGGACAAGGCGAAAATCGTTTCCGTATACCGCGGCGGCTTTTTGAAAAAGCAAATTTCAATTGAAGGTGACAGCCCGGCCATGGCGGTTAAGGATGTCGCCGAGAGGGTGAAGCTATGAATATAACCAGCGTTAAGACGAGCGGCTTCGCCAACGGCTTCGACTGTTTCTGCGCCGACTGCGGCAGGTTTTTTTCGGTGCAGTTTTTGGAGGGCAACGTCGTGGTTACGAAGCCCGCCGACGAGGTGGAGTATTGCCCGTACTGTGGCGGTGACACGCTTATTTTAGACTCCGATGCGTTACTCGCACATCTCGCCGATCACGACACCGACCCGGTCAATTTCTACCACGCCTTCCCGCATGACGAGCCCGTCCCGGACTCGCGCACCGGCGCGACCCCGAAACAGGTTGAATGGATTCTCGGCTGCGTGATAAGCGACAGGTGGAAAAAAATTCCCGTTACGGCCAAATCGCTGGCCGTCCAGTTGGGCTACAGCAAAGAGGTCGTCAAAAGGGTTTTCGAGGAACTGCACATCCCCGAAACGGGGGGCGCGGCATGAGGCAAATTTATTTATGCGGCCCGGTGTCCGGAAGAAAACGCCATGAGGCCGCCAACCACTTCGCCGCGGTGGAGAAAAAGATACGCGCCGCTACAAGCGACCTCGTATACACGTCAAACCCGATGCGTTTTTGCCCGCCTGACCTCGGATGGCACGAGGCGATGAGGACCTGCGTCGGCGAACTGGTGCGGTGCGGCGGTATCGCGCTCCTGCGGGGCTGGCAGAAATCAAAAGGCGCGGCGCTCGAACTGAAGCTGGCGCAGGACCTGCGCATCCCGGTAGTCTACGTCGAACCGCCCGTTGACAGCCTCGACCTTACCGAACTGTTCACCGCCGCGCCGGAAACGCTCCGTTACTACAACGCTCGCATAACGCAATTCCATTATGAAGACACCGAGGAATCGTTGGCCGAAAACCGCGCGACGGCGGAACTTGCAAACCGTTACCTCGACCCGTACGGGTTTGAGTATATAGAAAATTCAGAGGGGGAATTATGAGCACGAAAACGAAAAAACAAAAGGCCGGGGCATTAAAAAAGGCCAAGGAGATGGCGGCCTCGGCGGCGGAAAAAAAGAAGGTTGTAAACGCGGTATTGGGAAAACAACCGGCACACGCGGAACAAACGTTCATGACCGACAGCCAGGGGCGGCAGGTTCCGTCCGACATGGTGAAGGAAATCGACAAGCAGAGGGACGCGACGGTCAGAAGGATCGCGGATGAGGCGGTAAGGATGAAGGGCGTCCTGACCGAATTCAAAAACAAAATCCGCGACGACATCATGTCGTTTGTGGAACTGTCCGCCGCGGAATACGGCGTGAAGTGGGGCGGCAAAAAAGGCAACATCGCCCTGACCACTTACGACGGGCAATACCGCCTGATTATTTCAATGAACGACAACATCACATTCGACGAGCGCCTCCAGGTGGCCCGCGAGCTCATCGGGAAGTGCATTGAAAAATGGAGCGACGGGGCGAGGTCGGAAATCCGCGTCCTTGTCAACGACGCGTTTCAGGTGGACAAGCAGGGGAAGATATCGACCGCCCGTGTCCTCGGCCTTCGGAGGCTGGACATCCAGGACAAGGACTGGCAAAAGGCCATGACCGCGATTACGGAAAGCGTTCAGATAACGGGAACCAAACAGTACCTGCGCGTTTACGAGCGCGGCGCCAGCGGCGAATATCAGATGATCCCGCTTGACGTGGCGGCGCTGTAAGGGGGGGGCGATGGATTACAGTAAATTTTATATCGCCATCCGCCGTTACGCGAAAAAGGAAATCACCCGCGAGGAATTTTGCGCCGAATGGAATGACGCGCAACGGCAGGGCGCGGAGGCCAAAAAGCGAAACGACCAAAAAGGGACGGTGCCGGAATGAGCAAAGAAAACGATTCAGTCGAACTGCCGATGGCACTGGAAAACAAGATCAGCCGTTGGAATTATGACAAGTCCGTTGAAAAAATGCGTGAGCTCGGCCGCCAGTGGGGCAAGATCACCGCGGAGGTGGCCCGCGAATTGTATCTGGCCAAGGAATACCTCGCGAGGCAGAAAGGGCAGCGCCGCGATCCGGACGCCCCCAACTACGTTCCGTACACGTTTAACGACTACTGCGACGAAATAGGGATATCCCGCGAAGTCGCCGGTTATTGGATAAAAAAATTCACCCCCCGCGAAGTGTCCGGCACCGGAAGGGACGTTCTGCAGATCAAGGCGCCGACGAAGGAGGATACGACGAGGAGACGCGCTTTGGCGGAGTCAAGAATCCGCGAAGTGCTGGAAACCAATAACAGGCCAACCGACTGGACTGACGAGGAGGAGGCGGAGGTTCAACGCAGGCTGAAAAACGCCAAGCTTGAAGAGATAATGGAACGGTACAACGCGCCCATCGTCATTAAATCAAAAGATTATTTTGAAGACACGCTGCGCCGCTCAAAGGACATTGCCGCCTTTAAGCTGAAAAACCATGAACAAACGGTGGCGCAGATGGCGGTCTTCGAGCACATCGAAAGGTTTCTGGCCACGTTCGACGACCCCCAAACTAAAGCGATGGCGGCCTTTAACATCGCCCTCAAAGCGCGGCGCCGCGCCAACGAGTTAGCTGAAATTAATTTTCAGTTGGATGATTCGGGCGGAGGCGTAAAATGACCGCTAGCCCCTTCGCGTCAGGCTCGAAGCTCTCAAAAATGGCGGCGGTCTACAACGAATTCCGCCGCCGTGACGCGCTAGTCCCGCTCAACACGGTCTATGAATCGCTGTCGCGCAAGCACGGCGTGTCCGTCTCGTCAATCAAGCGCTACATCGGGCATATCAAAACAAACGGGTACCAGCCCAAAGAAAAAAAGCCCCACCCGCTCGCCGCGTGGGATACCGACGCGCTCAATTATTTCAAACAATTATACCTTGTAATGAGCCGCGAAGTCGGGCATTGCACCGTCCGCAACGCGTACAAACAAACGGTGCTCATGGCCGCGCAAAAAGGCTGGAAGATCGGCTCCGAGCAGTCGGCCTACGTCCACGCGCGGGAAATCCACGCCGCGTTAAAGCTCTACGTCCGGGGCGGCAGCCGCGCCCTCGACAACCTGTTTTACATCGCCCGCGACCTCTCCAGCCTGCGCCCGTTCCAGATCGTAGTCGGCGACCAGCACCGCTTCGACTTCTGGGCCACCGACGACAAGGGCGGCTACTTCAGGCCGGAGTGCTACCTCTGGCTGGACATGCGCACGCGCCTCGTCTACGGCGTGGCCTTCGACCGCAACTACAACACGCGCACCGTGTTACGCGCCTTGAAAATGGGCGTGGAGCATTTCGGCAAATTCGAGAGCACGTACAACGACAACGGCTCCGGAGAAAAATCATCAGTCGCGGATTATACCATCGAGCAGCTTCAAAACTACGGCATGGAATTCCGCGACGAGGGAGACCTGTACCGCACGGAAACCGGCGCATACGTTGTCGAGGGCGCGGACGGGAAAATGGTCAGCGTGGTCAAGTCGCGCAGGGAATGGAAAAAGCAGAACCGGCGCATCTACGCCAACGTCAAAAACGCCAAGACCAAACCCATCGAGCGTTTTTTCTCCACGCTGGAGCAAATACTGCGCGACATGATCACCCCAGGAATGGTGACAGACGCTATGGCCGATGCGGCGACGGAGGAGGAATCAAGCCGCCGCCTGAACTGGCAGAAGGAAAACGGCTACATCCTGCCGTTCGAGGAATTCGCCAACCGCGTTATTGAGGCGGTTAATTTGTACCAGCACCGCGAACACGCGACGCTCAAGCGCAGCCCCATGGCCGAACTCAAACACGCCGCGGAAAAAGAAGGGTGGCGGCCCGCGTTAATCGAAAAAGAGGACGTTAAATACCTGTTCCTGGAACGCGCCCACGCCACGGTGCGCGGGGATCGCGTAACGCTCGCGGGGCGGCAGTTCGTCGGCCCGGACCTCACGCAGGAAATGGTACGCGCCAACCGTGGCAACCTCGCCGGACTCAACCGGCAAAAAATCGAACTGCGTTACGATCCGGACGATCCCGACGGCGGCGTATGGGCGGTTGACCCGCGCAATGGTCAGGCCATACCCCTGATCCCGGTAACCCCCATCGCCATGCTTGATGAAAAAGCCGCCGCGGACGCGATGGAATGGAAACGCCGGAACATGAAGGCGGTCAGCGAAACGTACCGCTCCATGACCGCCGGAGCGCAGCCGCTCTTCGAGCCGCAAAAATTCCGCGAACTCAAGGAGACGCGGGCGGCGGCCATCACGGAAAACGCCGCGCCGCAAATCCCGGCGATGTCGGGCGACGAGTTCAACGCCCTGGTGGCCGCGAAGATCACGGTGGAGCCGAACATCAGGGCGCGATCCAAGCACGTCTTTTTAACACCCCGCGACCGTTACGAAGCGTTGCTTCTGTCGGTCACGCGCGGGGAAAAAATTTCCGCCGACGATCACTCGTTCATGGCGGAGTACGAATCCAAAATGACGCCGGAGCAGGAGGAATACTTCAGCCGCTGCGTCAAGATGAACAAATAACAAGGAGCGATAAAATGAAATTACGGACAATATTATCAGCCAACCGCCTGACCTTGGGCCAGGCCGCCAAGATTCTCGACATTGACAAAAGCACGGTGTCAAAAATATGCTCCCAGACCTACCCGAACTGGGAGCAAAAGGAGGAAGAATGTATCCAAAACTTAGCTAAAAAAGGATACACTAAAATAGTACCCGATCAATTCATGGTGGACACGGACGTGGTGGTGCCCACGCGCTCCGTAGACGCCTTCGTATCCCTCGCCGACGACCTCTCCGATCCGGAAGGCTCGCAGTGTTCCTCCCTGGGAATGGTCATAGGGACCGCCGCCCGAGGCAAAACCCACACCGCCCAATGGTACGCGAATACCCGCCACGGTGCCTGTTACGTGCTTTTTATTGAAGGCTCGACCCGCGTCCAACTCCTGCGCGACATCTGCGAAGCCCTCGCCGGTGTCCGCCCCATCACCTTCGGCGGCTGTCTTGACTTCGTTCATGAAACCTGCGCCAAACGCCACCGCTTGATTATTATAGACGAAGCCGATAAGATGCCCGTCTCGTTTCTTGAACTCATCCGAGGAATAAACGAGCGCTGTAAAGTTCCCATCATGCTCTCCGGCGAGGAGGCACTCAAAGCCAAAGTGGACCGCGTTCCACGCCTCCGCAGCCGCATCCGCAACCCAATCGTTCTTTACGAACCAATCGGCTCAATCGATGTCGCCGCCTTCTACGCCCTCGCCTGCGGAATAGAAATGGAAATGGAAACCGCCGAATCCCTCGCCAAGCGATCCGGCGGAGCGTGGCGCGTCCTCGTCAACGACGCCCTGGCGTTAGCACGCATAGGCCGCGCCTCCGGCATCGCCACCGTCACACCCGAAATGATCGGGAAACTGCAGTGAGGGGAGGGAAAAAATGAATTTACGAGAAGGTTATGGAAATCTACTAACAGGGAAACGCATAGAGCAAGGACTTACAATAAAGAAATTGGCAAAAGCGTCAGGAGTTTCAGAGCAAAATATTCTGAATATTGAGAAAGAAAACATAAAGGGTTATTCGTTTTGCGACCTGCGCCTGTATTTGAAAGAACTTGATATCCCGTTAAGTGAAATAATGTTAGGGGACAGGGTACCACGGTGAAAAACCTTTATACTCCCGAACTGTTTAACGATCTTACCGTAATATCCAGACCAAAGCCCTTGAAGCGATGTAAGGATTGCAGACATATCGAAAAATGGCGATACGGAGCTTCTTTTTTCTTCTACTGCAGTGTAACGAAAAGCCGCAGAACATCTAACGGATTGAAAAAAGTGAAATGCAAAACGCCGCGCTGTGAGTTGTTTGAGGAGAAAATATAGTGAAACCACTGCAAATAGCCGATCTGTTTTGCGGTGCCGGAGGCTCTACCACCGGGATACGCCAAGCCGTTACGCGAATGGGTAAAAAGGCAAACATACTCGCGATTAACCATTGGGACGTCGCCATACAAACCCATTCAGCTAACAACGATGGAGTTATGCACCTCTGCGAGTCGGTTGACCATATCGATCCGACGAAAGTAATACCTGGACAGGAATTGGATCTATTGTGGGCATCACCTGCGTGTACACATCACAGCGTAGCCCGCGGCGGACGGCCGCGATGTGAACAGCAGCGCGCGCCGGCGTGGATAATTCCGTTCTGGCTGGAAAACCTAAAAGTAAAACGGCTGATTGTTGAAAATGTTCCGGAGTTTCAAAATTGGGGACCGCTTGATGATGACGGGCGACCTGTAAAAGAATCAAAGGGGGAAACCTTCAAAGCCTTTATCGCGGCGATACGGAGTCTTGGTTATACGGTTGACTGGCGCGTACTTAACGCGGCCAACTACGGAGATCCGACCATCCGGCGCCGACTTTTTATTCAAGCGATAAAAGGAACCGGCCGGAAAATACAATGGCCGGACATAACCCACGCGGAACAGCAGTTTAATATAAGCGGACTACCGAAGTGGATACCAGCGCGAAATATTATTGATCCCGATTTACATGGTGAGTCAATTTTCAAGAGGAAGAGGCCGCTGGCCCCTGCGACGCTACGGCGTATTGAACACGGTATAAAAAAATTCTGGCAGCCATACGCCGAGCCGTTTCTTGTTGTTTTAAGAGGTACTGGCAAATCACGCTCACTAGACAAACCGTTACCCACAGAAACAACGTCAGGTACACATTTTGCATTAATTGAGCCATTCTTAATAAATTATTACGGAAACGGCGACGCTTATTCCGTAGATATTCCCCTAGGAACAGTAACCACAAAAGACAGATTTGCCCTTATTGAACCTGACGGAGAGTTTGCTCTTGATATACGGTTCCGCATGCTTCAGCCGCACGAGCTAGCCGCAGCGCAAGGTTTTCCGCAAAATTATAAGTTCTGCGGAACAAAAACAGATATTACAAGACAAATTGGAAACGCGGTCCCTGTAAATCTTTCAAGAGAATTAGCGTTAACTGTTTTGAGAACGGAGGTGGCATAATGACCGAAATCCAAAAAAAGAAAATGATTAAACTCATCCACACCCAAAAAACCCTCGCTGGCATCGATGATGAAGCTTATTGCTGTATCCTAATGGGCGCCGCGGATGTTCAATCTTCGCTGGACATGCAGACCATTGGCCAATTTACCGCAGTTATTACCGCGCTCAATAATCTCCTTATCGCCCAGGGAAAATCACCGCTAAACAAACCCGTTACGCCATTAGTTCCCCGCGAAATTTACGTTCTTAAAAAAAGAGCTGCGCAAATTTTGGGCGCTGACGCAGACAGGCGGCTGGGGGGCTTTGTCCGTAAACTTGGAAAAAATTCAATAAACGACCTCTCATCTTTTGAGGTTCGCAAATGCCACGGTTTCCTTACCCGCCTCGCACGGGGGGGGTAAAATAACCATGCGGCGCGGCGAACTGTTTGATTTAACAGAATTACGCATACCTCTTTCTTCCGATAGAGAAAATATCATCCTTCACCGCATCACTGAAGCCGCCCGTCTTGGCTCGCAATTCATGTATACTATTAAAGAGGCCTGCGGAATTTTGGGCATTTCTCGGGATATGATGGACCACTTGATCCATACTTACCGCCTTGATGCGCTCGCAATAGGAACGGTTTACCGCATCCCCTGGTATTCTCTTGTTGAATACATATTAGACAAAAATGATGACGACATTAAAGAGGTTTTCGATGAATACATTCGGTCTCGACATAGAGCAACTTGATCCGGACGAGGTTAAATCGGCGCTTTTAAGCTGTCCGATTGAACAATTGCCGGGTATTCCTCCGTTCCTCTCTAAAAAAGAATGTGCCGCAATTCTTGGTGTCTCAATGAAAGTTATAAACAATCTAATCAGCGAAAATCAGTTGCCCATTGTAAAAATACCCGACGATTCCCCGGAAAGTTTTGATTTGTTTGGCAACCATATAGAACAAGCCCGTGTAGACTGTATTTTACGCTACGATCTCGTTAATTTTTTAGAAAAAGCTTTATTTTGTAATAAGCCTATCCTCAATTGATAAACAATTCACTAAGGCTCGGTAAGATTCGCTAAGGTTCGGAAAAAATATCATTTTTGGTTATAAAACAGGGTCATTTTTTGTTGGAATTGACAGCTATGCGTAAAGTCCCTTTCTTTGTGTGAATTTTCGAGAAATTTCCATTGACAAAAGCCGAAAAAATATAATAAACTACCTATATATAGATAAAACCTAAAGGGGCTGAAATTCGCCATGGGCAAATTTATTAAAAAAAAGGGTAAAACAGTGAAATATTCAAAATTTTTAAGTAAAATATATATTACCCCCCCCCCCC